TGGTTGTGGTTTGTCCGAGGGGTGTTATGGTGCGTGTTGCTGGCAAGAGGATATTGGTGGTGACGTTCTAAATAAGTGCGAAGAACTCTCATCTACACAGTGCTTTGAAATTATAAACCAACCAGACGTCGTAGATGACAGTATCTGTTGGCATGGTTGCGGTGTTCTGTGTGATATAGGGGGAGGGGGGATAATATGTGATCCCCAAGCGCCATCTGGGTGTCATGGTGCATGCTGTAAAAATACATTTGCGGATGCGACCGTAGTGCAACTATCGCTCGATATGAGCGGCTCGATGGGGTGGTATAGGGATAAAATAATTGATTGGGTTGGTGACTTCATAGAACTAATGAAAGAGAAATATGGCGATACCGACAACGCCCCGCTAATAGGAGTTGATTTGTGGAATTCGTGCGGCTGCCCGGACCTTGGCGACTGCGGCGGGGCGCCGCCGGGGGTTGTATGTGTCTTCCAACTTCCAAAGCCATATGATGATTACGATGCGATTTATGATTACGTTAATCAAAACTATAATCCAAGTCTCGGTACTAATTATTTACCATCCATTAAATACCACAACGACGAACTTCATGAAGATGATGGAGACGTCGCTGTGTTGTTTTTATCTGACGGTGTACCTCAACCTGACGATTGGAACCGAGTATGGGAATTAATTAATGCCGGGGGGGTGTTGAGCACCTATTTTACAATTGGATTTGGTGTCGACGATGCCGCTAAGATAAGACTTGAATACCTTGCAAATAATACATCTGGCATGTATTTTTCCGCCGAGGATGACGACGATTTAAATGACATTATAAATGAATTAGTTGACGGATCTACCGGCGCGAGGTGCAGTATTACAACTGAATCCGGTTGCACTCCTATTGGGGGTGATTTTTATCCAAATACGTCTTGTATTCCTAATCCATGTCTTTCTGCTATACAGAACAGAGACAACACAGAAGATTCGGAAGTTACAAGGTTTATGTCGAGGGATATTTCACGGAACATTTCCCGAGTTCCGAGAGGAACCCCACCACCCACCAAACAAGAAAATGATACAATTAGTTCTTGTTGCTTCTTGAGTTCGGAAGGAACAACATATTCGTGTTCTGATTCTGTTAATCAAGAATGGTGTGAATCTAGAGGCGGAATATGGAACGCTCCGTTAGACAGTCTCCCAATTAAGTGTAATGAAAATCCTTGTCCAGATTCACCAAGAAACTCAACAACGGATGGAGTTAATACAAAATATAACCCAAACACCATACTAGAAAATTCAATAGCGGGGTTGAATATAGGTGATGTGTATCAGGGTGGAATTTATGTTGGTATGTTCGAACCAGGCGGAAATGTTAATATGAATGGATCTTCGGTAATAGGAAACACAAAAACCGGAAAGGGAGAGGAATATAAAGCACGAGGAAATTCTCCGGGGACGAGTATACGGAAATGGGCTTTGATATTATATTCGTCCAACCTAGAAACAAACGAAAAGGAATTAGTATCAAACCATTCAGTGTATAGTACGTCGTTCTATGATGGGCATTATAATATTTACGGAGATTCTGGCATATTCTTTGGAATGGGTTCTAAGTTGTCTGGTAATGTTAGAAAAATAAACTTGTCTGGATATAACGATTGGTATATAATGAGTCAAGATGAAACAGCGTTTGTTGCAAATACCATAAAAAACAATCCAGCACTGGATTTCGGCATGGACGGCGTCTATATCACATCGAGTATAACTGACGACAAAATTGATAATATTAGGTACATATATTCCCAAGACTTCACAAATGGAAATGATTTTGGTTTTGTTGAATTGGTTTCGTCCAACGACCTAAGAGATGGAAAATTTAACAAAAAATATAAGATCAAATTGGCCAGACGGATATACCTCTCATGAATAAGGTCGTGTTTACTTTTGGTAAATTTAATCCACCAACAAAGGGACATTTATTGGTTGTGGATGAAATCAAAAGATTATCAAATCAGTTTGGGTGTTCTTATAAGATATTCACTTCCCAAAAGAAAGATAACAAGCGAAATCCCCTTTCATATGAGAAAAAGATTTTATTTGCGGAAAAGATTCTGCAAGTAAACATTGAACAGTCCAGAGAGATTGTTAACATATTTGATGTAATCAAATCACTAGAGAAAGATGGATATGATGACCTAATAATGGTCGTCGGGTCAGACAGAAAGAAAGTATTTGAAAAGAAACTACTCCATTATGTGGGTGGGGAATTCAACATCAATTCTCTTCAGATTGTATCTGCTGGAATTCGTGACTGCTGTGGGTCTGGTGTTTCTGCTATATCATCCTCAAAAATGAGACAATACGCAAAAGATAATAACTTTGAGGCTTTCCGTGTAGGTTTACCAAAAACCATACATAATAAAGACACTAAATCTTTATACACGGAAGTCCAAAAGGGATTATTGAATGGAAGAAAAAACAACACCAAACTGGGTCAATGAAGAAGAATTCCGAGATTTTGCACGTTATTATAACAAAAATCCATTTTCTATCACCGGCTTAAATAGTTTTTCCTCCTTCATTATTGAAGATAAGTCTTCAAAAGCCATGAAAATGGACAAGGAAATGGCAAAAGGAACGGGGGTAGACAACACAAAAGATAAGGATGCGGCCAGAAAAAGAGTCGAAAGAGGTGATTCTCCTTCTGTAAAATCAGAATCTCCAGATGAAGACCCCAACAACCCCGCTCCCCCCCCAGAAGCACAATATAGCCCAGAAGAAATTGCCCAAATGGAATTTGAGCAAAACTTCTTTATAGACGGGGTTCCTAGATCTCTGGACCCAGCAGGACGAGAAGAAGTCAGGATGAGCCTGCAACCGAGAGACATTGATGCTATTATTCAGCCTAATATAATTGGAGAAATTCCAAAAGAAATCGATGAGAATGTTCATTATGGGCATGCTCTGACAATGATATCAATCCAAGTTGCTGGATTTGGCGATGATGATATCCAATCACGAGTTGACAACACACCTAAACTCACCCAGGTTCCGTCAGAGATTTTTGAAAAAACTAAGAATATTGTTTCTAGGTTGATTAAAAAGGAAGGATGGACCCCCACAAGACTTGCGGGAATGACAAGTTGGTCTGAAATGGGGCTGGGTGACTTCAGAGAAGCAAAAACTGAAAACATCCTATACCTCGATGAGCAAGATTCTCTGAATGAATTTTCACACATCCCCGGTGTCTTGGGAATATCAATAAACACCGAAAATGTAATGAGATCATCAAACGATAAAAGTATCAGCACATCTAATTCAATTGTTAGTGCGATTTCGATGTATATGAGAGAACAGAATAAAGAACTCATGTCCATTTATAAAAAAATAATACCGATATTGAACGGAAAATCAAGTTATCAAAAATCAAAAGACAAAATAATAACAACCATGTTTAAGTCTTTCAATAATGATGAGTTTAAATTGAATGTGTTGTATGAATTATTAAGTGGAAAGTTCTCATATACAGAGAACCACAGGTTCGGTCCATTAGCATCATCTGATGTTATAATAACTCCACATTCTACACACTTTATCACGATGGAATATTGTAAAAGTCTATTAAAAGACAAGGCATTTGAAATGAAGGTAAAACTTAAAAAGAAAAAAAATAAAGAAACAAACAACAGCAATTTGAGATACAGTTTAGATGGAAAATTATCATCCAACCCAAACTTACACCAATTATCTCTTATTATCAACGAATTGGGATTGCTGGAACAGACTGACTCAGAAGCACAGAAAGTTTTTACATTGATTGAACAAAATCTTCCGGTCGTTATTGCTCTCATAGCCGAAAATGAATTCATATTTAATTATTCAATTAATCTCAATAAGTCGAAAAAAGAAGACCCAAATGTGATTTATAACTTTATGACAATACAAGGAAAAGAATTTAAAATTCCAGTATCGCTTTTTACCAATTATGACAATCCTCCCGTCGATACCGCAAAAGCAGAATTTCCCAAAGCCGATGAAGTTCAGGTTTCCCATATGAAAGAAGCGAGAGACTATAAGAAAGAATATAGAGAATACCAAGGAAAACCAGAACAAATAAAAAACAGAAGCAAACGAGTTACTGCTCGAAGAAAGTTGGAAAGAGAAGGAAGAGTAAAGAAAGACGACGGGAAAGATGTTCACCACAAGGATGGAAACCCACAGAACAATAGTTCTGAAAACTTACAAGTTATGAGTGCTTCTACAAATAGAGCATTAAAAGATTCATATGAGCCTGTTATGGACGAAGAACATGGTGCGGGTGAAATTGGAACAAAAGAACTACTACGAAAATACTTAAAAGATACACCGTTTTCGGAAATAATAGGAAGACTTGATGATGAACATACTCGGGGAAATTAATCTTTACTTTTGGTCTGAAATTGGTGTGGGTGCGTGTGCATTCTTTGTTGGTTTTTATGTCGCATTTAGAAGATATGTCACCAAGTGGAAAAATTCCACCAAAATAGATAAAGAGTATTGGGACATCCATAGTGGAATACATGAATCTTTGACCGAATTAAGAATTAAGAACGACTGTGCTCGGGTTCAATTGGTGCAATTCCACAATAATGATTATTTTATGGACGGGGTTTCAATGAAGAAAATGAGCCTAACTCACGAATCTTTAAATAAAGGAATTTCGTCGGAGGGTGATAAGAAGCAAAATGTCTTACTTTCTAGATTTGTTCCTTTATTGAATAAAATCATGTTGGATGATCCTATTATTTATATTGTCAGCGAAGATGATGAGACATATGGAAAGCAGTTCATGGAGTCTTCTAACGTTGTTGCATACCTTGTGCTTCCTATAGTTAATCAAAACATATTAATTGGATTTCTGACCTCTCAGTGGTGTAGTTGGAACAAAACAGACGAAATTGATGTTGAAATAGCACAAAAAGAGGCCATACAGATCAGAAATCACATAGAAGTTCAATTATCCCACCAGAAAAAAGAAAAAAGATAAATAGATATATGGAATTGTCCAAGGAGGTATTATGAAAACAACCACGATTAAAAATTTACAAGAAGGTGATATTGTTATTAAAAACAGCACATTCAGGTATTTGGTGACTGAAAAGAACGAAATCACATCCAATCGGTGTTTAGTTTCTATGGAGTCTTTAGATGACATTGATCGTGGAAATGAGGTCAAGGACATATATGAGAATTCTCAAGAAATAACAATTGAGTCTGTTTTTTGCCTGAAGGAACGATTGAATGATATTCGGGTGGATTTGAATGAATTGCGTGTTAGTGCTTTAGGTGGTCCTAATGGGGGTGCTCCATCTGTCATGAAGAAAGATCCATTCTCTAGTTCAATTGGAGGGTCTAGTAGCAGAAACCACTACCTGAGCAGCCCCAATGTCATCAAGATCGACACGGTGGCCGCAGCCAACGCCCGGAACAAAGCCGAGAATGAAGCAGCAGTTGCAAAAGAGATGGCGGAACGCGAGGCCGCCTCCATAAGGCGTGTAAATCGAATACTTTATGGTACGGATGAAACTCCAGAAGAATTAATAAAAAAAAATAAAAAAGAATATGATGACCACAACAAAATTACCTTTACTCTTCCAGACACACCCGAGGGAAACAAAGAAAGGGAAATATCTGTTCAACGGGCGGCATACCAAAGAAGAATAGATAAGTCTGCTCTTCAGAATGGAACGGCAGTTCTAAACGATAAAGGGATATGGGTGGCCCGTCCAGCGGTAGGTCCCGCTGCGATAGCCCGGGCACAAATCAGTTCGCTGTCAGCGCAGTCTAGAAAGCCGCCTACTGAAGAGGAGAAGGAGAAGCGCGAGGCTGGTCGAGAATCTCGGGCAGCACAACGCACGGCTTGGCGGGAGACGGGCGTTGCGAACCGAGCAGATCGAGAAGCAGAAGCAAAACAACGCCACGATGATTTGCAAGCCAAACGCAAGAGAGCATATGAACGAGAAGAACAGAGTGAACTAGAACGTGAACAGAGACGAAGAAATCGGAAAAACGCGGGGGGCGGTAATCGTAGACGATATTTTGAATCTGTAGATGCTGGATTTGAAGATATGATCAACGAAGAACCCGAACGATCCCTCCTGACGATTGGTTCACCAGAAGGTAAAGACCCTACTATAATGGCAGACGGATCAATTAAATATAGAGACCTTCTCCCGTGGGTAAGGAAGACCAAAAGAAACAAACCCGAGGGCACAAAAGTAGTTGATGGCATGACAATTCCATCCAACATGACATTAGCCGACACGACACGGGGACATTCAGATGTACCTGAAGCCCCAAGTGGAGGTTGGCCACAAGATAATATGACGAGTAGCCAGAAGAAAAATTATTTAAGATCGTTAGAAAATAAGAAACAAGCAGAATTAGAATACCCTTCGTCTGTATTGGGGGAACTTCCTGGGGCCGTAGCCTCAGAGACAAAGAAACAATACATCGATCCAATACTTTCGGGAGATCCCCTAGCCATTGCTGATCTTGCGTTAACTTTCACTCCGGTGGGAGCACCATTAAAAATTATAAAAGCAGGTAAAAATATCAAAAGAGGTGTGAACAGCCTCGGAGGAGCACGCCGATCCAGCCGAGAAGCCATTGGTGTGGGTAAATTTAATAACAGGAGGGGATCACTCAGCAACAACACATCTCATAAAGGGGGAGATATAGAAGTTGATACACCGACCACACCAAGTGGGTTGCCATCCAGGAGTCGACCATCCAGCAACAACACATCTCATAGAAGGGGAATTGATAATAATACACCCAAAATAGAAGTTGATACACCAAGAATACAAATACAACCAAAACCAATACAAAAAACACAACCAACTGGACCCAGACACGTTTCCAGAAATATGGAACGACAACAAGCGGTAGAGGCCGGGCTTGCTACCGTTGCCGCAGGAGCAACTTTATATACAGCCCATAGATTGTCAAGGCCAAAAATAGAAGTTGATACACCAAAAATACAACTAAAAGAACCCCAGGCTATCCCAATGGACCCACAGGCTAGGCCAAAACCACAATCCAAAGAACAACCGGCAGAACCCCAGGCTATCCCAATGGACCCACAGGTCAAACCTAAAACACCAGAAACAGACACAAAAACAGACACAAAAACAGGCACAAAAACAGGCACAAAAACAGGCACAAAAACAGGCACAAAAACAAAACCACCACTACCACCAGTACCAGACGTACCGGTGACTCCCGTCGTCGCCGCCGATGTTGACATTGATTATTGGGATCCAATGAAACACCAGAGAGGAGAGAGGGATTATTATAACAACCTCATAGACCGTGTCAAAGATGTTGCGGCATTTCAAACCCAAACAGCAACGAAAAGATCATTGAGGCCAGGAGAAATAAAAGATACCAAACTTAAAGTGTCACATTACAATCAGTCTCCTGATGTGGTTGGCGGATCCGATTATTAATTTGTCTAAATATACACAGATAGGAGATTTTTATGAAAAATTATAAAGAATTACGATCATTGTTAGTTGAGATGGGTCCAGAAGATACTCCATTTGGCGGAGATGCCAGAAGTGCATTTAGTCATTATGGTGTGCATCGAATTGACAACCCAGAACAACTGTCCCGTTTAAATGCATTTTTGAGTGCGATAGGAGAAAGGGAATTCTTAGATCCTAATGGTGCTGTTGTTCAGATGAAAACTAAACTCAATATGGCTGGATATGATTTTGATTGTGATGTCCAAAACGGACCACATTTAGGAAACAAAGAATACCCACTAACACGCCATGGTGGTACTTTCGGGAAAAACACAGACACCCCGTTTGGTGATTTCGAAAAGACCGATGGCATTTCCAGTGGAGAAAATTCATACAATTTGAACATCAATACGGAAAAATTACCATCTGGGATGTATAAAATATTCCCAGTAATATCACCAACTAATTCTTCTGACGCCGAGTAGTTTTTATGATATTATGATCCTTAAACCATTGAACAGTGACAATTTTATATTATTTGCTATGAAGCAGTATCGGAACTCCCAATGCGAAAGCGTTGATGAATTTTATGAGGACCTGAATCGTATCAAATATATAAAAAGATTGTTTAAAAAATATGATGTTCGAGGAGAATTAAAAGAACGCTTGATTTTAAATCATATGATTATATTAAATAATGTTTTCGGTTCTTCTGGGTGTTCTAGGATTTTGTTTTTTAAAATAGAAGAAGTATATCATTCATATCTTAAAACTTTTTTAGAATATTTAAAGTATCTGCCCATAAATATTCCCGAGGCAGACTTGGACAAAATTCCAACAGACAACACCATCATAACTACACTAGAAGGATTATAAAATGCAACCCACGCCAAATACAGCAGATTTGAATAAAATTGTAAATGCCTTCACTGTGTATAAGTTCATAAAGGCCATAACAATGCCATTCGAACAAATGGATGCCTATAGACTGGGAATAATAGACCGAAATGGTAAATTTCTTAAAAGTTTCGACGAACTGAAGACTCCACGAGAAAGAGAAGCATCTTCAATATTTAATCGTTTGATTATCAATATTAAAAAAATATTTGCTATGGTTCCAGATCCTCGCGTTCGAGCACTATTAACAACCCTTCCGAGTGCCATTTATCTAATAAAAGAAGACATTAGGTCAATGGGGGGCGACGGACAAGAAATTGAAAACTTCATTAAAACAATATTATTTGAAAAGGGAATCGATGTTGAAAAAGAATTGATGGAGGATGCGTTTTTGTATTCTGTTTCCGAACATCATAAAAATCAATTGGGTTCTGTTTTTGGTGTTCCTGTGTATAAGCACACTGAAAATTCATTTTTTACTAAAGGGGGAGAATGACTATGGGTTGTGGTTGTGGTTGTGGAAAAAATAAAAATCAAAAAAGTTCTAGGATGCCACAAAAAGGTAGCACCTCCCGCAAAGAACAAAATTATCATAGAGATATATTAGAGGAACGAGCATCCATGCTTAATATACCCCATAAAGGAAAAGCAACAAATATGACTGCCGACCAAATTCAAAAACTAATAAATGCAAAACGAAAATCATCATGAAAACATATAAACAAATTACAGAAGAAATTGCCAACACTGCATCCTCGGGTGCTATTATGGGTATGGGTTATAATAAAGATCCCCTGGATGTCACCGTTCGGAAACGAAAGAAAAAGAAACGAAAGAAATTTGCTGGTCATAAAGTATTTGAGGTCACCACAGAAGAATTTATGAACTGTAACCATGGTAGGAAAAAATATGAGCGGTGGGATCGAAAACTCGATATGGAGAATTTTGCCAATCAAGAAATTCGTGAGTATGCTCACCGAAATCCAAGAAAACCGTTAGTTATAATGGATGAAAAATATGGAACAATGTCATATTTAATTCCCCCAACGATGAATATAAACGAAGATGTTGTCAGAAGAGGAGACAAATGGCTGGTAATATCTAAGGCTGGAGAGGTGTTAGGAACCCATAACACCAAAGAAAGTGCTCGGGAACAATTGAACACAATCGAATTAAATAAATGAAAAATACCCTTATATTATTGTCGTTGATTGTTGGTGGGTGTGCTTCTATTCCTGGATATACTCCGGGTGGACAAAATGCTTCTAGTGTTATTGATAATTCTACACACGAACAGATAGAACAAACAGAAGAAATTAAAATTGCATCGGATAAAATTTCAGGTCATCTTGATTCTGTTGACATTACGGCTGAAAATATTCTTAATATGATTGCAATTTCAGATCCAGATCCCGTTTTAGACTCAATAGAAAAATCCACAGAATCAATCAAAGATGATGTGGATAGTGCCCAACAAGAACAAATAAGAATATCAGAAGCAATAGAAGACTTAGAACAGGCTAATCTCGGGGCTCTTCATGGTGCTCATCTAATAGAAAATATAGAGCAACAACTAGAAGAATTTCAAGAATCGGATCGAGAGTTACGCCGAAAAGCACTAGAAAACCTCCATTCTTTTATAACCCTATTTTTCGTGATAGGATTTGGGATGCTAATTGCCGGGGCGTTTGTGGCATTTTGGATAAATGGAAAACTTGGAACAGTTATTCTTGGGATAGGTTTTTTGACTGTTGGGTTTGCTTCCGCTTCCCAATATTATTTAGAAGAAATAGCAACAATTGGACTGATAATTCTTATAATTGGGTTCGTTTCTTCTGCTGGGATTGTTGCTTGGATCCTCATAAAGGGTAAAGGAAACGAAAACGCCATCAAGGAAATAGTAGAACTCATCGAAGCCATGAAAGAAAAACTGACCCCCAAAGAAAGAAAAGAAATATTCGGAAAGGGAAACCTTGCTTCTCGTCTAACAAGCGATTTAACTAAAAAGATAGTCGCTGAGATTAAAATTAAAAATGGATTTAAGAAGTAGATTTGAGTTCGTTGTAGAGGTATTTACAAACATAATAAGAATCAATAATGTCTGAAACAGGATTGTCTATTTTTTTCTTTTTTGGTGTTATTTCTCTTTGAAGGTTTAATCCTGTTTCGGACATGAATGATTTATGCATCATTTTTTTGTCGGCATTTCCCTTTCCTGTTGCAAACTTCTTAATGGATGCAGGGGGGACTACTTCTAATGGAATGCCCACGTTGTATATTTTATATTTCAATATTCCTGTATTCTCGGCAATATGAAATACCTTTCCGCTTGAATTAAACGAATAACCTTCTATTGCCACTTGCTCACACCCAACTAACTTTTCAATTGCCCAATCACTTATACTTTTATAACGTTCAGAATCTTCATTCCATTTAGAAAAAGATTCACCATAAATATTGGTTAAAAAGAAATCAGCGTATATTTTAGTATCTGTGAGGTAAAATAATTTACAACGTTCAAAGACAAAGGACTCATCGGGAGTTCCAACATATACACATATACTAGGGCTTCTCATTGAGTAATCAATTCCGGCAATAATCATATCACAATCCTCGTACAATTAAGGTTCCTATAATGAATCCTATGAAAGAAACAATAAGTCCTTCAGGGGTCGCTAGTAACATCAATCGTGTTTTCCAAAACTCTTTCATGTGTATTTATGCTCTCTTTTATCCAGGGTTTAAACATCTCAATTCTCGTCGCAGAACATTCTATTATTTTCCCATCTAAAATCATAAAGTTAGATATAATTCCAATTAATATATTCTTCCCACACCAATCGACGAATACAGCACCCCCCGAATCACCATACCATATGGAAGTCTTTGTTGGTAGAAATTTAATTTCTCCAATAGATTCTAACACAATTCCGTAGTACCGGAATGTTCCGGGTTTGCTGAACTTCTTGAAATGAAAAGAAAACCCAACTGTTGTGATATCCGTAAATCTGTGTATAAACTGTCCGCTGTGCATGGTTGCCGGTGTTATTTCGCACGCCTCTTGGTCAAGAAAAATAAGTCCGATGTCATGGGGAATACGCATATTTAGATTATAGTTCGGGTGGATCAGTGTCTCTGACACACAAATAATTGTGTCCCCAAAGGAAACATATGATATTTCTATATCATCTATACAGTGCCCAGCCGTCAACACTACATCGGGGGCGATGAGAACACCGCTACCAATGATATCCCCCATGACACCAGACAACGAACAGACTGATGGATATGGGTCGTTATTATTAACAGCCTCAAACCAATCCAGAAATTCTGGTTTAATTTTTTTTGTTGTTGTTTCTTTTATGTTTTGATGTGGAACTGGTGGTTGGGTTTTACACCCTGTTAAACATAATATAGTTGCTAAGAAATATAAAATACTCTTATGCATTCCATTAAATATATATGTGATATATTATGTTTTTGTGTAATTTTTTATAAATTATCAAATCTCTAAATAATTAAAGACCAGAAGGAGAATATATGAACAAAGATGTCCTTTTACTTAATTCGAGTGAGGAAGTTTTAAAAATCATCAACTGGAAAAAGGCAGTTAAATTACTCACATTAGGAAAGGCAAAGAAGCCATATAATTACAAAAAGACCTATTCTATAAGGACGATTCGTGGAGAATATAAACTCCCCGCTGCAATCGTCCTTGTTAAATATGTGTTTATGCCGTATTCAGAAGATTCAATGTCTTGCACTAGGAGAAATGTGTTCAGGCGTGACGAACACACTTGTCAATATTGTGGTTATCAATCAAATAATCCTAAGAAATTGACAATCGATCATGTACATCCTCGCTCAAGGGGCGGAGGAACACAATGGACCAATTTAGTAACTGCTTGTCCGAGTTGTAACATCAAAAAAGGAAACAAACTCCTTAAAGAATGTAAAATGAAATTAAAGACCAAACCAAAAAAACCAAAGAGACTTGCTTTTCAGATGGTAGGTTTAGATGAGCATGGGAAAAGGTTATGGGAGCGTTGGATAAGAGTATAAAACAACCCTCCCAGATTCCTCTGAGAGGGTTGCGAAGTGTCGGGACAAGTCCCGTCTTATCAGAACTGAACTTGGAGTTGGGTGCGAAGGAGATATTCTCCGTCCTCAGTGGTTGTGTTCCAACCAGTATCACCTAACCTCCAACCAGCATCAATAGAATTGAGTGCATAACCAAGATCGGTTGTCCACTTGACATTCTTATTGAAGTAATAGTTCACA